TCTTTCGCTATCTCCCCGATTCAGACAAAACGGACAAATACGGACAAAAACCCTGAAACTTTTGTTAAGATTGACAAAGACTCACCTTTTTCCGCATCTGATCAATCGGGGGCTAGAACGGAATGACCAAGAGAAAGGGCAGCACAAAACCCCGATTACAAAATGCGCCGCTGCGTGGAAACTCCAGAGTCGGTGAAGTTGTTGAGTGGCTATCTCAGCTCAAAGATGAAAACGGCGAGCCGATGAAGCTGCTGCCCTGGCAAGAATATGTTTTAGATGACATGCTCAAGGTAGACAAAGACAATAAGTGGATCAGAAAAACAAATCTGCTATTAATTGCGAGACAATCCGGAAAGACTCATTTAGCACGTATACGCATACTTGCCGGCTTGTTCATTTTTGGAGAAAGGTCTATAGTGGCCATGTCCTCAAATCGGGGAATGGCATTAGATACCTTTCGCAAGGTATGTGATGTGATTGAGGGCAACCCACTACTTGCAGCCCAAGTAAAACAGATCCGCGTGGCCAATGGTCAGGAATCGATCGAGCTTTTATCGGGAGCTAGATACGAGATAGTCGCGGCCACTAGAGATGGAAGCCGTGGTAAGACCGCGGATCTGTTATTTGTGGATGAGTTACGTGAAATATCTGATGAGGCGTGGACAGCCGCTAAACCGATTACACGTGCTAGGCCGAATAGTCAGATATTGCTTACCAGTAATGCCGGTGATGCCTTTAGCACAGTCCTAAACAACTTACGCGAGCGCGCATTAAGTCATCCACCAAAAAGCTTAGGGTTTTGGGAGTATTCCGCGGATGACTTTAGCAAGATAACTGATAAAGATGCTTGGTATCAGGCTAACCCTGCACTTGGCTATATTGTTGATGAAGAAACAATCGCTGAAGCTATTGCAACTTCTACACCTGAAGCAAGCCGTACAGAAACCCTTTGCCAATGGGTAAGTGCGCTTAAATCGCCGTGGCCTTATCGTGCGTTTGAGGATTTGACGGTTCAGGATCTAAAACTAGAGCCAGGTAGGCTCACAATCTTTGGCATGGATATATCTGTCAGTAAAAAGCAAGCTTCGCTGGTTGCAGGTCAGATTATGGATGATGGCAAGATAGGCGTAGGCGTAGTGGCGCAGTTTGAAAGCCAGGTAGCCATAGATGAGCTAAAAATGGCTGTCGAGGTCGCTGAATGGGCTAAACAGTATCGACCACGCTTAATATGCTTTGATAAATACAGCTCTATGAGCGTGGCTGAGCGTTTAGCACAAAGCGGCTACAAAATACAAGATATGAGTGGCCAGGTGTTCTATCAAGCGTGTTCTGATCTTCTCGATGCGATAGTCAATTCTAGGCTCATCCATGCGGGGCAGGAATCGCTCGTAAACTCGATGAATAACTGCGCTGCTAAGGAAACGGATGCAGGCTGGCGCATTGTGCGCCGTAAATCAGCCGGTGACGTGTCAGCTGCTATTAGCCTTGCGATGGTGGCGCATCAGCTGTTGAAGCCACAATCGAAACCTTCAATTATTACCGTCTAATCCCCAACATCCCCACTTAACCGTTGCACTTAGGCGTTACACATAATTAGATTTATGGCATTTGTGACAAATTGTCCTATATGTCCGATTTGTGTGCTATCATATAGCGGATGGGATTATTTGACCGTTTCCGGCCTCAGAAAATCGAAGCGCAAAACGCGCCACAGATTATGTCTGAGAATTGGCAAATTGCGCCACTAAGTACCGCAAATGTTTCTCGCGCTGATGCTATCAGCGTACCTTCAATCGCTCGCGCAGCTTCATTAATTAAAGGCATTATTGCCAGCACCCCATTAGAAGTTTACAAAGACTCAACTGGTCAGGAAATAACTAACGCACCAGCTTGGATCAAGCAACCTTCACCAGCGCAGCCACGCAGCGTAACTATCGCATGGACGGTGGATAGTTTAATTTTCTACGGTCAAGCATTTTGGCAGGTCACAAGTGTTAGTGAGTTTGATGGCCGCCCACTATCTTTCGAATGGGTTCCGAATAGCCGTGTAACATTTAATACAGATCTATACACCGAGTTTATTACGCAGTATTACATTAATGGCAATCCTGTACCAATGACAGGTATTGGCTCTCTAGTTACTTTCCAATCATTAGGTGACGAAGGCGTTTTGGTTCGCGGTGGTCGCACAATTCGCGCTGCTGTTGATTTAGAAAAAGCAACTTCTACTGCTGTCGCTACTCCAATGCCTACCGGAGTTATTAAAAATAGCGGTGCAGATTTATCTGATGCTGAAGCGTTAGCAATTCTTAACTCCTTTGAGCGTTCACGCAAAAATCGTGCAACCGCTTATATGACTTCTACTCTCGATTATCAGGTCACTCAATTCTCACCAAAGGATATGACCTACAACGAGAGCGCACAGTTTATGAGTACGCAAATTGCGCGAATGATGAACGTGCCAGCATTTTATCTGTCAGCTGAAATGAACAACAGCATGACTTACGCAAATGTTTTGGATGAGCGTAAGCAATTTGTAGATTTATCTTTGCGGCCATACTACGCAGCGATTGAAGATCGCCTAAGCATGGATGACATAACGCCACGCGGTAATATCGTGCGTTTCGCAATAGATGACACTTTCCTACGCAGCGATGCTATGGAGCGATTAAACGTAATCGAAAAAATGCTTTCACTTGGCTTGATTACAACTGAGCAAGCTATGGAGATGGAAGATCTAACCCCGAATGGGAGTAATATAAATGAAACTGACGTTCTCGAATGAGATAACGGCTGCCGATCAGGCACGCCGTACAATCAGCGGAAAGATTGCACCTCTCGGTGAAATCGGACATACTTCTGCTGGCAAAGTTATTTTTGAGCGCGGATCTATTCAAGTAGACGATCCGAAAAAAGTATTGTTCCTAGAGGAACATAATGACAAAGTGCGTCTAGGTCGCGCTCAATCTATTGAAGCTAGCGAAGATGGCTGGTACGGCACATTTAAGTTAAGTGCCTCATCTAAAGCGACAGATGCGCTAATCGAAGCATCTGAAGGATTGAAAACTGGAATGTCAGTAGGTGTCGAAGTCATTGACAGTAAACCAGTAGGCGGCGTGTTACACGTATTAGCCGCAAAACTTGTAGAAGTTTCTTTAGTTTCAAATCCGGCGTTTAAGTCGGCTGAGATTAAAGAGGTTGCCGCATCTGAAGCGGATGAGGCAAAAGATGAAACCCAACCAACAGAAAGCGAGGCTGTCATGGAGAATACTCCAGACACCGTAGCCGTAGCACCTGAGGTAGAAACCCCTGCGGTAGAAGCCTCAGCTCCTAAGGTTACAGCTGCTACACCACGCGTGTATGCGCAACCACGCATCGCTCCTATGACTGGCGCACAGTATCTCGAAGCTAATATCAAAGCAGCTCTCGGTGATGACAATGCACGTCAGATCGTACGCGCAGCAGATGACTCAACATCCACAAACACAGGTTTAACCCTGCCACAACATCTAAACACCTTCATCACAGACACCTTCACAGGCCGTCCTGCGTTTGAAGCTGTAACACGTCAAGCTCTAACTGAGTCAGGCATGAGCTTCACAGTTCCACGCCTTTACACAAATGCTGGAACACCTAACGTTGCACCAACAGTTGCAGATACAAATGAAGGCGCAGCACCTTCTGAAACAGGTATGACCTCGAGCTACGACACTGTGAGTGTCGAGAAGTTCAGTGGCCTCAACCGAGTCAGTTTTGAGTTGATTGACAGAAGCTCTCCAGCATTTATGGAGCTTTTGATGGCTGAACTTCGTAAAGCTTACGAGAAGGCTACTGATGCAGCTCTAATTGCATCTTTCACAGCTAACGGAACGGCTGCAACTTCGACAGCTGCAACTGCCGCTGGTCTACAAAGCTTCATCTCAACTGAAGCTGCTGCTGCATACAAGGGAACTGGTGGCGATTTCGCTAATAAGCTTATTGCATCTACTGACCAATGGGCAGCTATCGCAGGTTACGCAGATACAACTGGCCGTCCTTTGTATTCCGCAGCCGCACCAATGAACGCAGCCGGAGCTGTTTCACCTACATCAGTAGTTGGTTCTGTCCTTGGAACTGACTTGATTGTAGATCATAACATCGCAACCGCAGGAATTGTTGATGAGTCAGCGTTCCTAGTTGCACCAGGTTCAGTTTATGTTTGGGAGTCACCAACAACGAACCTACGAGTCAATGTTCTTACCTCAGGTGAAGTCGAGATCAACCTATACGGTTACTTGGCAATTTATGTTGCTAAGTCCGGTAAGGGTGTTCGTCGTTACAACCTCACCTGATAGTTAAGTAATCGAGTTACCCCGGCGCACAGCCCTTGCGCCGGGGCTAACATTAAGAAAGGATAGAGATGCCAGCCACATACGTAACTGAAGCAGAACTACGTGCTGCCCTGGGTATCGGCGCACTCTATTCATCGGCAACTGTTGAAGATTGCTGCCAAGCAGCCGAGAACATAGTCAAGGGCAAGTTAAACTTTAATCGCCAAGTAGCGATAGCACATAGCAACGAAGGAACGACCGGAAAACTTTATTTTCAGTATCCGCATACTTTTTATGTTGGACAAACAGTTAATGTTGAAAATTGCGGCAGCCATTACAACGGCTCAAAGACGATTACAGAAGTTTCCGAATACGCAATCAGTTTTACCACAAACCATTTAGCTACCGCACCTAAGCATGACATCACACCTTACGGATATGTTTATGGTGACGAATACACAGCTTTTGAAGAATTAGATGAAGTGCGCCAAGCCTCTCTAATGATTGCAGTAGATATATGGCAAGCTCGCCAAGCTTCAAATGCTGGCGGCATCTCACCAGACTTTCAACCTTCACCATATCGCATGGGTAATACCCTTATGGCAAGAGTACGCGGCTTACTTGCGGATCACCTAGCACCGGGCGGTCAAGTCGGGTAATGTCTGCTATCTCTACCCTACGTGGAACAATCGCGGCTGCGCTAGCTGATAATGCGGCGTGGCAGGTGTTTTCCTTTCCACCTGCCACTCCCCTTGCTAACTCAATCGTAGTGCAGCCTAGCGACCCTTACATTGAGCCTTCTAACGACCATTACAAAACAGTTAAACCAAAAGCAAACTTTAAGCTAGTTGTGCTAGCTCCAATGTTTGATAATCAAGGCAATTTAATCAACATTGAAAATTACTATCTAAACATCGTAAACAAGCTAGAGGCTTCGAGCATCGCTTACACAATAGGCACTTTTAGTGCGCCAGCAGTCTTATCCGGCGCGGCAGGCGATCTGCTGACCGGAGAAGTATCAATCAGCGTTCTATCCGATTGGAGTTAATAATGGCTGATAATAAAGAGCGCGAGGCGTTTCTGATCAAGATCGGTCAGATTAAGCCAACCGCAGAAGCACCAAAACCAAAACCAACCGCTAAGAAAGATGAGGAGTAATCCACAATGGCGATTACACTAAATAACAAGGTCGGGCTCAAGATCAACTCAGTCGATCTTAGCGACCACGTAACAAGCGCAACTCTCAACCAGGTAGTAGATGAGCTAGAAGTTACTG